TGAAAAGTGTAGCTAAATGAGAATTTATCTCATTAAAGTGCGTTGGTGCGAAAAAAGTTGCTTATTTTTTAACCAGTGACTTTTCGTGATGTTAGTGCTTACTTACTTACGGCTTTTTTGCAAAAATCGATTTTTCAATATAAACTTTTTACAATGTAAAAGGAATAATGTTTAAAAACTGAAAAAAA